TAAATCCTGAGGCTCCTGATATTAATATGTTCTCGAAATCGTCATAACCTTCTTTAGCTGAATTGGTTATAGTGTCCCATAGACTTTCTTCTTTAGGAGCTTCTACTGGTACTTGGGGTACTAGTTGTTGTTGTACATCTTCTCCTGGAGTGTTTACTAGTAGGTCATCTGGTACGTCTGCTATCATTTGATCTACTGTTTTGAGGGCAGGGATTGCTGCTAGGCCTATGGCTCCTGCTAGTTCTGGATCCATTCCCATTGCTATAGCTTCTGATCTCTCTTTATACAGCTGTAGTTCTTGCTCTTCTGGGGATACTGGTGTTGCCGAAGGTGTAACTGGTAATGGGCTGAGAGGCATTGTATCATCGGCATCTAAATCTACTCCATACTGCTTCGCCATTTGTTTTAAGTATTCGTCCATTAATTACCCTTTGGTTTCATCGCTACATCTGAAGAACTTAAAAGCCTCATATTTAGTATTTTAAGTAACTTAGCATTTTTAGGATCTGCAAATATTTCTATCTCTTTTTTATTATTAGTAGCTCTACGTTGTAACTGTGCAAGCATTATTCTATACGCTTTCATTTGTATAGGTGTCATACCTTCTCTAATAGCTACTTGTCCATTACCTGATTTATCAGCTTTATACATTATTCTATCATATTTATTCCATAAAGTTGTATTATTAAGCATGCCAAGTCCTCTTTTAAGCATATCAGCATGATCCCATCCACTAGGTAGAGCTGATTTAATCCATTGAAGTTCTCTGAAACCATACTGGACACCTGACTGTGTTTTAACAACTTTCATTATCATCTTTTTAAGATCTCTCATTTGTCCTAGTTGTTCTTTAGAGTATAGGTTAGCTATTCGTCCTAATCTGGCTGATACTGGAGAGCCTGACATTACTTTAGATAACAATGTTGGATGTATTCCTGAATTTATTTGGTCTATCATAAAAGATATATTAGTAGTAGCCTCTCTACTACTAGTTAATGCTTTCTGTTCCCCTACTGTCCATTTCTCTCTTTTTAGTCTAGCTGCTTCCTCTCTTGTAATTCTGCCTCTTTCTGTGAACAGCTTATTTACCTCTTTGGCATGCTGTATTTTAGCTGCTGCTTTTTCTTCTGGAGTCTGGAATGAAGCTAATTGATTTTGTTTTAATTGCATATTTATCATATCTAGTAAAGGGTTCTCTGCTGTTGGTGTTGATCCTGCTCTACTTACTAATACCTTTTCTGCTAGATCTGGTCTTGCTTGTGACAATGCTTGTAAGAACTCATCTGATTGTAGATCTACTGGTTCATTGACCGCAGGAGTAGGTAATTGTTCATCACCCTGTCCTATCATATTGGTTACTCCTCCGGCACCAATAGCACCTTGAACCATGTCTGGAATATCTTGAGTATGTGGATTAGATTGTAAGACATCTATTAAACTCTTTTCCATTCTATTTTGCTGCATCATAGCGCCACCTAAACGGAAAGGTTCACCTAAATCTCCTTTAAAGTCTGGACCAAAGAGTACAGGACCCGCTATAGATCCTATAGATCCTAACATAGTTAACAGATTCTCACCTGTTTTACTTCTACCTTTTGATTCTTTATCATCTGCCATATTATTTATCCTTTAGTTTAGAATATTCCACCGCTAGAAGTTCTGGCTCCTGTATTACTTGTAGTAGTTCCTGAAGTTCTTTTCTTTTCTCCTCTGGATGTCTGAGCCATCTGTTGTAATGTCTGTAATAGTCCCATACCAGGAGTTAATTCATTAACTAATTGTGCTCTAGCTGTTAATGCTTCTTGATTACGTGCTTGTATCATAGCTTGTCTTTGAAGATCTGTAGCTCTCTGTTGTTCTAGCTGTGCTGGGTATAAAGAGTTCATAGCTCCTGCTGATCCTATTTTAGACTGTCTATTTAGGGCAGTAAGTAGTGCAGAGTTGTTTCCAGTACCTTCTACGTTTAAAGCGTTTGAAGTAGCTTTATTGGCTGCTGTTTCTCTTGATTTGATGTCTTGAACACCCTTAGAGAAAGTATTAGCCACTATTGGGTCAAATCCTTCGGAAAATATAGGGGCTTTCTCTAAATTTAATGGTTGACTTACCCTATTACCGAATAGTGACATTAGATTTCCATACCCTTGATCGAACTGGCCTTGGTATCCTTCTATGCCAGTAGGGGTAGTGGTAGTAGTCATATCTGTAGTATCTGTACTTCGTTGTTTTGATTCTTTGGTTGAGGACATATTTTACTCCTAATTAGATTTGTTTTTTATATAGTGGTTGGGATCCAAATCCCATGTGTTCTGCGTTTAAAGCATCCAGTAGTGTATTAGTGGGTATTTGAGCAGGAGTGGTAGGTGCTACATAACTTCCTATTCCTCCTAAACCACCATTTACTAATGCTGAGTATAAGTTTCCTCCTCCTTGGAGGTTCTCTAAGGCACTCATTCCACCACCTGCTACTGCACCTGCTACTGGTCCTCCGGCTGCTGTAGCTCCTGCTGTTACTCCTAGCTTTGCTGCTTTTTTGAAGACTCCACCCATGATTCATACTCCTGTAAGGCCTTAGCCCTTGTTTTATTAAAATAGTATGCTGTCATAGAGTATCTTAATTCATTTACGTATCTTCCTTCTATGAAACATTCTTGTATTAGTTTACCTTCTCTGTAAAAGCCATTAGCTGCTATTGAGTTCTTTAAGGATGTATTGTTTTCTAGTATTTCTATTATTATTTTATTATATCCTTGTCTGTTGAATAAGTAATCAAAAAATATTAAAAATACTTCTGTAGGTAATCTTTTAGATTGGTGTTCTTTATCTATGATTAAGCCTATGTAACCAGCTTTATTCTTTTTATCTGAAGGTATTACTTGTACCATTCCTATTGGTTTTTCACTATCTAATAAATGTATCATAAATACTTCTCCACCCATTACTCTACTGTATTGTTTGAAGTCTTCTTCTGATAACATTCTAGTAGATTGTCTATACATTTCTGAATATTCTTTGTCGTAGAACCATGCAGCTACATTACTCCAATATTTGGAACTAAAGGGTAATAGTTGAATGTTCTCTCCTTGTAACATTGTCTTGGTTTCCATAGTCTTTTCTCCTTAGTTATGACGAGTATCCATCGTCAGCCCATCCTCTTCCCTTCAATATGAAAGATGTTTGGCTTATTATCTTTTTCATTTCACCTTTGCATTTAGGACATACCATAGTTCTTGGTGGTTCATCAACTATTCTCATTACTATTTCTTTAATGTGTTTACACTTCTTACATTCATACTCATAAATAGGCATTAAACACCTCCGTAAATAGGTCTGTAACGCTTGAGGATGGCTGAGGTTCAACGATCTCTAATGTACCTAGGTATTGGTATGGGTTTAGCATGATTTAATCTCCATGATGCCTGATCTAATTTCTATATTGCAGTCTGCTACTGCTGTAGCCCATGTTAAGAGTAGTTTAAGGTCTGTTTCTGTAGTGGTATTTATTGTAATGGGTGAACCGTTAGTTGCTCCTGTACCAGCTACTCCTAGGGATCTATTGGCTGGGGCTGTGTTGGAGTTCCATGCTGTCATCCCTTGTGATTCTATGGTTCCTGTTACTCCTATGGATAGTACAGTTAGTATGAAGTCTATTTTGATCGAAGAATCAACCAATGATGCTGTGGGGGTAATTACTCCTGTTGTTAGTAATGTAACAGTTCCATACTTGAGTGTTATACTAATATCACTAGTGGCTGCTGCTGGAGTATCCATTAGGCCATATATGGTACCTTTAATGGTGGTTCCTACTTTTAAGAAATCTGCTGGTACTATAATTGTTAAGTCTTCTACTTCTGTTTCAGTATCACTATTGCTTACTGTGGTAGCTGTAGTTAATACTTTAGACATTAAAGGAGCGTGTAGATCTTCTAGGGATCTTACTTTAGCTTTATAGGCTTTGCCTGTGGATGTAGTCTCTGCTAAGAAATTAGCTCCTGTATTGGAGTTTACTGATTTTACTGTGTCTCCTGTACCTGCATTTACGTAATGGACTACTGGTATTGTACTGCTGGCATTGGTTAGTGATCTATACGCTAGGGCTGCATTTACTTGGGCTGCACTAGAAGTAATGTAGTCTCCGTATTTAGTTATTGCCATTATTGCACTTACAGTTAATGATCTATTGTTGTTAGCTGCATCTGATACTATCCATGTATGTCTGTTAGTCCAAGGGAATACTGCGCTAGCATTTAAGTTACTGGTAGCATCTAAGTTGTTTCCATTTAGGAATGTAGTTAAATCATTGTATCTTACTATTAGATCAGATCCTTCTGCATCTGCTGTTAGATTAGCAAATTGATTATCTGTATTGCTCCAACTTAGTTCTGACATTTAATTCTCCTTAATCGTAGTCTGTAAAGTCTACGGTTGAATATTCAAAGTTACCTGTATGATCTCTAATGAATAATGGGGTACTGTTATCATCTGTGTCTATTAAGACGGTAGCGTTTAAACTATTGCCACCTTCATTTTCAGAGAATAGAGGTATCCATCCTGTAATGTATGTATCAAGTAATGTGTCGTATCTTATTATGACAGTTCCTGTATTGCCGTAGTTAGTTGATGTTACAATACTGGATATGTATAAGTAATCATCTGATGTTACTATGTTATTCCAAAAGGTGGCTAATGCTCCTCCTATTGGAACTATTGATACTGTTTCTAAAAGTAGATCAAATACTGCTATGGCTGAATCGTATTGGGGAGTTCCTCCATTGTTTGCTAGTGTTTGATTTGATACTACTGGTATGTATAGGTTATTTCCTACTTGTACCATTGTTTTAGCTAGGTATGCGTAGGTAGTAGTGAATGTATTTGCTAATGTAAATGTGTTTATTTGTACTTTAGCTATGCTTGCTGATACGTTTCCTAGATTGGTGTATAGGCAGTAAAGAGAGCCTCCTATTTTTAATATTTCACCTGGGTAGCAATAGGAATCTGTGGCATCTAGGGATAATGTTGTTAATGCTTCAGTTGTTTTATTTACTCTGCTTATGTATGTCTTTTTAGTGGCTGAGTTTGTGTGTGTGAAATATATATTAGTATCATCTACTAGTAGTGAGGATATGTTTTTAACTGTTAGTACTATAGTGTATAAATGGTCTAATGTGAATGTAGTTAGGTCTACTTTAGTTACGAATATTCTATTGGCTGCTCCATATTGGTAGGTAATAGCGTATAGGAAGCCGTCGGCTGCTATGGTTAATGCACTAAGTCCTGCATCTATGTTGGCACCTAGGTTTAGGTAGTCTGTGGTTCCTGTGGTTCTATTTACTCTGTATATCATTCTTTGGTTAGTTGCTAGAAATCCTCCTGTGGCTGTTATGTAGAAGTAGTCTCCGTCTGTTACTACTGAATTGAACTGGTCTGCTTTATAGTTATTTAGTCCCCATAGGGCTTGGTTAGTGAAGTTCTTTACTACTGTTGGTTTGAATGTTACTTGTATGTCTTCTATTTGTTCTATTACTATTTCTTGTGTTATGTTTTCTACTGTTGTATTTGTATTGGCGTAGCCGTCTCCACCTTCTGCTTTTAATGATTCACTTGTTATTGGAGGTCCAAATATTATTAGTATTTTGTAGTTTACTGAAGGTTTAGTAGATCTTATATCCATGTACTTATTGTCTATTCCTTGAACATATACATCTCCTACTAGTGGTAACCAGCCTACTGGTCTACGTGCTGATGAATGGTTTACTAAATTCTTAGTATCTGATCCTTTAGTGGTTCCTTCTAGTACACGTAGGGACATATTATCTAAAGATACATTACCGCCTAATACGTTTCTAATAGATTCAAAGTTTTCTTGAACTATTTTATCTATTTTTGTATCTTCTATAATGGGTTTCATTCTGTTATTATCCTATATAGTAATCTCATGGCTTTGATTGCAAATTGTGCATCTAAATCATCATTGTAGAATCCAAATCTTCCTACGTATGCTTTTCTATTTGGAAAGAAGCTTATTGCTGAATATATTAGGCCAGCCCATTTGAATGTGGCCCATTTAGCTGTGGCCCATTTGGTACTGGTGGTTATTGTAGCTGTTTCTGTTTTTACTACTGATTCACTACCATTCTCTTCCCAAGTGTTGTTTAATATGTTATCAGGGGATGCTGAATTAGTGGTAGCTAGGTATTTTATTGAATGGAATGATTTTAACATCATGGCATCTCTACCTGGTTCCCATTGGCATTTTACTCTAAAGTATATTGGATCTCCATCATCATTAGTGCCGTAGTTGTATCTACATACTTTACCGTTGGAGTTACTACTACCAAAGTAATGTTCTGTTTGGTTGTTTATAGTGGTTTCCCATATTGATGCTATTGGGAGTCCTGGGTGTGAACTGTTTATAGGACCTGGGCTAAACATTGTCCATGCTATTACAGGATAGTTTTGGTAGTGGGCTATTAGTTGATAGTCTGGTTCTGTTTTACCTTCTCTGGTTGCAGATATTATTATTTGTAGATTCGATGATATTACTACACTACTTGCTTTGTATGCTTGGTCTTTGTTTAAGCTACGAATAGTATCTCTTATTCTACTGGCTATTGGGACTACGTCTACTCCGTTAGTCATGTATATGTTGTCTTTACCTAGCCATCCCATTTTACCTGCTACTTCAAATATTGAATGATGATTGGTTCCTGTACAATCATCTGATAGTCTTCTGTATAGGTACTTGGTGGAGCCTCCTGTTTCTAGTCCTCCTATTGTTAGGTCTAGTGGGATTAGTTTTCCTACTTTCTTTTCTTTAACTACTCCTACTTTAGTATCTATTAGGCCTAATCCTATTATTTTATCTTTATCGTTTAGGTCACAGTCTATGAAGTCTGTTGCTTGGAATGATTCGAACATGGAGCCATTGATGCCTATTTTAGAGTGATGTATTCTATTAGGATTGGAAGCGAAGCCTCCTACGAATAGTCTGCTGTCTAAGAGTATGGCAAATTTGGCTGGTTCTGGGAGTCTTTCGTTGTCTATTTCTAATTCATCTCCTAAGACTGCATCTGATATGGTTGATTCATATGTGGTGGCATCTATGTCTGCTGTGCCATCTAGGAAGAATATGGAGCCTCCTGATACTGTTCTATATACCTTTATTTGGTCTGATAGGGAGTTACCTGGAGTTATTTGTATTGTGATACCTCCGTTGGCTCCTGCATCTAGTGTTGCTGATGGTAATGATGGGGATGATTCTGCTCCTGATAATGTATTATAGTAGGTGTATACATATAAGTAATGACCATCTATGTTTAAGTCTCCTGATATGTTGCTGTGTATTGTTGGTATTACCGTAGGAGCATCTATTCCTATTTGTTTAGTAGTGGTTCCGTCATACTGGAAATCTTCTTCTCCTGTAAATACAAATAGTGCTGTACGTACTTGTAGCATGCAAGGTTTAATGCCGTCTGGTAGTCCTGTTTTAATGCTGTCTAAAGTAGTTCCATTCTTACGAGCTAGTATTCCACTATTACCTGTGGCGGTAGTTGATACTAGGTATACTATTGTTTCTATTGTACCATCTGGTTTAATGTAGTCTATACCTTCTCTTGGAATGTAGTTTCCTTTAGCTCCTGTTACTGTGGTATATCCATTACGAGTTTTAATGATGTCTGCATTAATCATTTCACCATTTAGACATTCAGATAGAGTGTTGGCTATGTTCTCTGATTCTAAAGGTGTAGTGTTATCTACACCATTTATGAATGTTCTAGTTGGTAGGTATTGTTTGGATTTAGTTGCCATTAGTCCTCATATCCATCACAGTTAAAGTTTAATGGATCTATTTGGTCATAAGCTACTCCTAGTTCTTCTTCAAAGAACCTAAATCTAGCTGATGATTCTAAATGTTTCATGTCAGCATTGATAGCTAGGGGCCTCCACATTTTAGTTATTTCTACTAGTAGGCCTTGTCTGCGGTCATCGTTGTCTATAATCATCATTTCTGATAGTACTAGTTTTTCTAGTAGGTAATGTGCATAGTCAGGTACTCCACATACTGCTTCTAAGTCATCGTCATCGCTAGTGGGTAGAGTGGCTTTAGCTAGGTATAAATACTTCATTACATATACTGCATCTGGAATGTTATCAATGTGTATTGACTTATTATCCCAAGGGGCATATCTTTCTGGTTTACCTGAAGCTAGTCCTTCTGGGTATTGTCTTCTTAGTGTTCTTAATGTTGTTTTACTTAGTACTGTCTTGTTCGTAGAATCATACAATACTTCTAAATCTTGAGAAGATCTTACATCTACACTAGATGTACTTACATCGTATGTTTCTGTTCCTGATACTGTACTAAATGTACCTTCCTTATGTTTCCAATTCCAATCATGCATATCAAACATTACAAATAACATTTGATCTAATCTACCTGATATCTGTGTTTTAAATGCTGTATCATCAGGTCTTTCTAATGCAGTAGCTACGTTGGTAATAAATTGTCCTCTAGTTAATGCCATAATTAGTCCCTTTGGTTTTTAAATAGCATTATAGGCAATAGGAAAAATGCTCCTAGTGCTGATCCATAGTGTGCTAAGTATCCTATTCCTGAGTTCATAAAAAGACTTTTTCCTGCTGATAGTCCTTGAGACATGAAATAGAATAATGCTGGTAGTACTATTATTAGTCTTCCATTGATTAGGTGGTGGAATATCCATATCATCATTAGTCCACAAATACTTCCTGAAGCTCCTAATGCTGTAGCTTGTGGTAAGAACATTGCAAATAATACACTTCCCATTATTCCTGTAAAGCAATAAGCCAATAGTATAAATCTTTCTCCATAGGCTTTCTCTATTACAGGTGTAATGAATGATAAGAATAACATATTACCCATTAAATGTCTTAATGATCCATGTAAGAAACAAGCTGTTAAGTATGAATACCATATATTACTACGGAATACATACATACTTGTTATATCTGGATTTATACATTGCATTATATATACTATTATATTAACTACTATCAGTATTTGAGTCATTATTAGTGCTTTACTAGATATTTTACTAGTTAATCTTCTTAGTAATTCCATTAACATGTAGTGTAATTTTATCATTTACATTATACTCAATACCAGGATACCAATTACATATCCTGAATAGTTAGTTATAAGATCTGTTAATAGGTCTATTTTAGCTTCTCTGTCTTCATTAAATATATTATAGTGTTTATCAATTATAAATTCTTTATATAAAGGATATATAGCTACCCAGTAAGGGCTAGTGAATAAATTAAATACAAATACCATAGAACAAGTTAAGAATATATGTAATGCTGCTTGAGTACATACATACTTATTATTTAAGTTTAGCCAAGTAATCTTACTTAATTTATTTATTATCTTGTCTATCATTTAAAATGCCTTATAGTCTATAACTACTCTTACTCTTCTATCATCAGTATCAGAAAAATTCCCTGAATTAAGTAGTGCCTGAGCAGCGGTAGCTATTCTAAGTAGCATTGCTACACCACTTGCTTCTGCAATTAATCCTAGCCATGTTCCACCATTTCTATAGTAGCCATTCATATTCATGCTAGCGACCGAATAATCTGTAGATATTTTACTGCTTGCTGGTATAGCAAAGTATAGAATATCAGCACCACTACCCGCCGTTCCTCCAGCATTATTAGTTAAATTTATAGCTAGAGACATCTTTCCATCTCGTTGTAATGTATAATAACAAGCCTGTGTGGCAAAAGTAGGTAAGGTAGATGCCCCAGTTTGGAATATGTAACCCCCTGAATCTGCACCATTCTGCCCTGTTGGGAAGGTAAATACTGTTTGTTCATGGTATCTGTTAATACCGTCTGCGTTATTTAATGTTTGAATTGTCCAATAATCAGCCATTATATTTCCTCATTTAATATTTGTACTAGGTCTGCTCCTAGGCTTACTGCTTCATCTAATAGTTCTTGTGCTAAATCTTTCTTTATCTTGAGTTCATTGATTTGTCTAATCATTTCCTTCTTAGGTAGTTCTTTAATACCTTTTCTATTGCTCATGTGTTCTATGTTCTTTATTTGAGCTTCGCAAGTAGTGACCTCTTGTATTTTACGTCTTATATTAATACTCTCTTCACCTTTAGTTAATACACTTCCATTTAAAGTACTCATATATATCTCCTTAGGTAGTCCATTGTATTCTAATTGCTCCCACACATACACAAGGCTTGGCAGCTAAATCATCTCCACCACTATCTGTCATACATAAGAAATTACCTTGTACATTGGCTCCACCTACATTTTTATAGTATACTGTGGCAGGGGTTTCTGTTTTAGTTGGGTCATCTGATAGGCCCCAATACACTTTAGAATTACCAAAGTTTATTGCATAAAGGTATAAAGGTCTGTCTTCAGCCCAGTTTACTGTAGTAGTAATACCCCATGAGTTATCACCTAATTCATTAGTGTCTCCATGTGATATGGTTGCATTGGCTGTTACGTTTAATGTTTTAACTAGTCCTGCTGTAGTACTTGGTATACCTACTGAGCCATAATTAGAAGTACTTAAACTAGATCCATCTGCACGACATATATTGAAAGCTGTTGCTGTTTGGCTTATACCTATGTCTCTACATTCACCTAGTGATAGTAAAGTTTCTTCTCTTGGAAATATTGGCATTAGTTTCTCCTATTATTGTATTTTATTCCATACTATTGAATATGGTAAAGCTCTATCTGCTGCTTCATCTACATCTTCTTCATATGTTACTTTAAAGTCATCTGTGACACCCATGTTTAGATCTATATATACACCATCTAAGTCTGCTGTAGTCCATGATTCACTCATTACTTCACGATAGTTAGTACCATCTACTTTATAATATATTTTAATTGTACCATTTTGAGTCATATTTACCATATCTAGCCATACTCCATATAATATCTTTCTGTCTGTTACTGTTAGTTCTACTACTGTTTGTTCTGATCCTGCATCTGTATAACTAAATGTAGCCTTGTCTTCACCAGAACCTCCTAGAGCATCTACTGCTGTTTGTACAGCTGCAATGTCTGTACTGATGTCTGCACCTACTGGTGATCCAATAGTTGCTTCTAATGCACCATTATCTACTACTGCTTTAATGGCTCCAAGACCATCTGTAGCATTGTCTAAATCTGTTTGGATTCCATCTACTACTGTGTCTACTGTGGTAAGGGCTGCTGCTTTAGCTACTGTACTGTCTAAGGCCATGTCTGTTGGAGCTGGGATTGCACTTAATCCTAGTCCTGCTACGCCTACGGTTGTAATTAGGCCATCTATTAGTGTATCTAGTGAGGTAATGCTACTTTCTAATGCGCCATTGTCTGCTACTGCTTTTATTGCAGCAATGTCTGCGCTAATGGATGCACCTACTGCGGATCCTATTTCTGCTGTATCTAATAGTATGTCATCTACTATTCCATCAATAGTTGTTACATCTCCTTGTACTGCATCTACTTTACCGTCTGTGACTGCGAAAGCTGCTGCAATTACTGAAGCATCTGCTGGATCAGTAGGGAGGTTGTCTGTACTTGTCTTAATGGAATCTACTACGGTATCTACTGTAGTTATTAAACCATCTGTTGTTACGAATGATGCTGCTACTACAGCTGCATCTGCTACGTTTGCTGGAAAAGTGTCTGTTTTAGCTTTAATAGCATCTACTATGCTGTCTATTAGTCTTACTAATCCTACTAATGATGTTCCTGCTGATGTGTCTGACTTACTTCCTATTACATCACTCATTATTACATTGTCTGCTGAGTCTGCCGAAGGAGTGTCATGGAAAGCATCTATTACATCTATCTTGCCATCTGTTACAGCAAATGCAGATACTATTACTGAAGCATCTGCTGGATCTGTTGGTAGATTATCTGTAGAGGCCTTGATTCCATCGATTAGTAAATCTAACCTGCCTCCATCCTTTAGATCTCCTTGTATTTCATTAGTATCTTCTAATATTGAATCCACATTAGCATCTATAACCGTTAGTTCTAATGTATCTTTGCTTGTAAATGGCATGGTATTAATCTCCTATTTATTAAATTGTATTAGCCCCATTGAGGCTTTCTGTCTATAAAAGTTCTTGGTAATTGTGGTATAGCTGTTACGAAATGAGTTCTAAATATCTTTTCTGCTCTCTTATGGTCTACCATTCTCATCTTAATTAGGTTCGATACTATAGCTCTCCATCCTCTCCAAAGGAATACTTCATCATTTGGAGCATGTCCTGTATCTATCATCTCATTTAATGTTTCTCTTCCTTGTTCTTCTATTATTTCATTAAAGTTTAATGCTGATACTGAATATTCAGGTACATGATTATGAGGTATTCCAAATAAGTATTGCATTATTCCTTTAGCTTCTCTTAGATACAGCCCTGCTGTGGGGTAGTCTTTAAATCCTGGTTTAGCTACTTGATGTTTTACATCTATGTATAGTCTAGGATTTAGTTTCTTTAATAAATATTGAAAGTCTGTAAATAGCATTTAATACCTCTAGGATAGGGAGGAGATCCCTCCCATACCCAAAAGCATCAACCACCTGTGGCTGCACCTCTAATCTGTACGCATAAGTCTGGTGATGCACCTTCGTCTGCATCTTCTGCCCAGGCTCCGCCTACATAGGCACTGCCGAACATCATTTTATAACCTATTGAACCTCTTTGGTTTAATGGGTCTGCTGCTCCTGATGATCCTACTTCTTTATTGATGTATTCGATGAAATCTTTGTCTAAAGATGTGAATACAAAAGGATCTTGGGCACATAGTAATCCTCTATATACATTTACACTACTACCATTTTCTACTGAGCTAATGTTGTTAGATTCGATTACTTTAGCACCGTAGGCTTTACCTACTTCACCTTTTAATGGTTTTTCTTGCATACCTGCTACATACTTATTCAATTCGATGATACCACCTGCTGAAGTGTCTGACATCATATCCATAGCTATTAGACTATGGACTACCATTGTATAGTATCCATCTTCTCTTTCAGGGGCATCTTGTCCTCTAAGAACACGTACGCCTTTAATTACATCTAGGGCTGTAAATACTTCTGTAGCTGAAATGTCATCATCTACTGTATTACCTGCTCCTACATATTGGATGCTATTTGTAGCTCCTGCAATTAATACTGCTATAATTGTAGAATCTACTGATTTAGCTGCTGCATAACCAAGTCTTTTGGAAATGTTTTCAACTACATCATCTATGGCTACTTTTGATATTACATCAGAGTGGCCTATCCATCTACCATATTGGGATAGTGTTATAGTAGTCTTATTGGTTGATATTTCACTTTCTGATGGTGTTACACCTTCTGTTATAGAATCGCTAGTATTATCTAAATTAGAGTACTGTAACACGTATGATTCTTTACCTGTTCTTTTAGGATGAAGTTTTTTCATTCCTAGTTGTGCTACTACTAGTTTCTTTTCGGCTGATTCTAACAGAGTTTTAAAGTAAAAACTATGTAAGTTATCTGATAGTGTACTAGTATCTACATATGGAGTTGTCATTGTTTATTCCTCGTACAGCATTAGTATTCTAGTTCACCACTTTTTAGTTTGGCTTTGATTTCTGATGCTGTTAGTTTGTCTACGTCTGATTTCTTACTTTCTTGATTGCCGGAGGATCCTTCGATCTTAGCTTTAGCTTTTTTACGCTGTAGCTTCTGGCCCTTAATGATTCCCTTTTGTTTAGCTTCGTCTGCTGCTTTCTTTGCTATTTCTGTAGCTTTTACACCTTTAGCTGCATAATGTAGAATGTCTAATAGACGAGGATCGTTATTCATACCATTAGCCTGTATCATGTCTCCATAATGGGTGGCTATCTGAGTCATTACTGGCTCTAGTTCAGCAAATTCAGGATCTTGCATACGTTGTTCGTATGCTCCTGCAAATTTCTCTGATTGGGCTACATTTCTATCCTTGTCTGTTTCTGATCTAACTATGTTCTTAATAGCTTCTACAGGGTCTTTCTTTATCTCTTCAGCAAATCTAACTAATCTTTCATTTCTGTCTTCTGGGGATTCTCCCTTGCGGGGTGGGGCTGTTACCGCTGATCTTAGTTTCTGGATTTCACTACTTTGGGATCCTGTGAATGTTTCTAGTTCTCTGTAGGATTTAAGTAGATCTTCCTGAGTTTTGATCCTTCCTGGTATGATCCAATCTTCATCTGGAGTTCCCTCATCAGAATCGTTGTCTGAGGCTCCCTCAAGTGTTCCCTCTTCATCAGAGGCACCTTCATCGTCTTGGGATTTCCCTTCGTCTTCATCGAGTTCATTGTCTAGTTCAAGATCTTCTTCATCGTTTTGATCTTCGTCAATGGCCTCTCTGAGTTCGTCTAGGGACTTGTCCATTTCTTTGTCCATTTTGTTCTCCTTTTTTCAGTTACTATATATCGTATTCTTTTTTTAATTGTTCATCTTCTAATATGTCTTGCATTTCTTCATATAGTTTTTCTTTAATACTTTTTGATGATTTTAGTATCATTATGACACTATCAAATGCTCTATAGCGTTCTTGGTATCTTACTATTTTATTGTAGTCCTTTTCTTGTAGTAATGCTTGAGTTACTATGTTTTTTACTCTTTCTAATTCACTTAGAAGGATGGGCCATCCATCATGTTGGGTTAGATTGTCTAAGAGGGTATATTTATTGGTTTCTTGGCTTTTAGATTCTATTTCACTCATTGTTGACCTCCTTTATCACCTTGTACTTGTTCAATGGGTACTACATTTACTGGTTGGCCTTTTTCGTCTAAGAGGTTACCTTGGCCATCGTCTATTACTGTAGTTGGACCTTCTGGGTTTAGGAATTTGTCTGGGTGTGGGTATCCTTTAAGTTTAAATGATTCTAATAAGAGTTCTCTGAAGTTTACTGTTCCTGGAACTACTCCTTCTACTTGGGCTATTGTTTGCATTAGGTATGCTAAGTCTTCTGATCTTTCTGCTCTGGTTGCTTTGATTGGGGATGATTCTGGTACAAAGTCTACATCTGATAAGAAGGATGTGTTGTCTAGTTCTCTGAATGGGTTACTCTCTGTATCTGATACTCTGTACTCTGTTTTAGATCCTTCTTCTGTTCCTATAAATTCTCTGTTGTACCAAAGGAGTATCCTGGCCAATGGTTTAATGAATGTGTACTGTAATAGTTTAGCCTTAATTACACTTCTTAATTGGCCTCTACTAGCTAAGTAAGATATGCCTGTTGCTGTTCTACCGAAAGCTGCTCCTACGTTAGATACATCTTGTCTTGGGTTTAGTATTTCTGTAGTGGATTGGATGTCATAATCTATTCTAGCTAGTTCTTCTACGGAGGCTTGAGAAGCTCCTGAATGTTCTAGTTTCTCTATGGCTTCTTTATCATCGCATAGTACTATCTTATCTGGTGCTGTGTATAAATCTCTTAAATTTACACCTGAAGTACGTTCTACTAACCACATTGAGTGTAATGATATATTAGTTCTATCTAATCTAGCGTTTCTTAGTGCTGTAGATTCACTAATTAGTCCTTTAATGTGATTTAGTTCTCCGTAACCGTAGGATTCACCTTCTACTGGATAGTTGTATGACATTGTAAAGGGTTTGAATTTATATTTAAAAGGGTTGGGTTCTTTTCTTAGTAGTAGAGCATCATCTTCTCCTGTATGTGCTACTGCTATTAATGCTGGTTCTTTACGACCTTTTCCTAGATTGTACATTCCCCACCATTCTATGATTTCCCATTTACCTTGATTTTTCTTATCTAGGTCTTTTCCTTGACCAAATAGTGCTACTCCTGCTTCTTTAGATACTTCTTTATCCGAATCATTCCTTATTACTGGTTTATTTGATTCTAGTTTGTTATCTTTCTTACCTATCATCTTTTTAATCTTAGCATGTGCCATCTTGTAGTTATCATTATCTAAGAGTTCTTCTGGGGTTCTATATACCCTATGGGCTACCCAAGGCATCTTTTGTACATTGCAATGGTCTACTCCTTTAGGGATTATAAAGGAGAATAAGGAAATGTTATAGAATCTTGGACCATCGAATGTTACTCTATCTTGTATATATTCTTTAGGTTCTCCTGTTTCCATGTCAAATTCATATTCATCTGGTTCTAGTTCTATTTCTGTTGAATCTTCTTCCCAGTTAATCTTCATTACGGCATTACCTAGTTTTCCTAGGTTACGGAAGTATTTTCTTGCTTCTGGGTAAAGTTCACCTATTTCTGTTTGCCATTGGGTGAAGTTTGTTATTTCTTCTGATGCTTCTAAGTCTTCTTTGTTTCTTCCTACGTACTTTATGTAAGGAGCTTCTCCTAATAGAAGTTCTGATAACTGGTCTACGAATGGTTCTATTTGTTGGAAAGCTATGGGTAGTTCTAGGTTGGCTCTGCCTCTAGGAGTGTTCTTTTTAGCTGCTCCTTTAGCATAGAGGTATTCGAAGGTGTTCCACTTCTTATGGAGTGGTTTATAGAATTTTCTTGAGCTAGTTAATAGATCATCTACGTATTCTAAACACTCTTTATTCTTTATCTTTTTAGACTTTTTAGCCATAATTTATTCCTAGTTATATTGGAAATCCTGTTGTGCTGTCGTATTCTCTTTCCATGTTGGTTTGGGATTGTTTATCGTATCTAGTTACTGATCTTAGTACTAGTACTTGTTCCCAGGCTAATGCTAATGCCATTACTGTATCATCGTTGGCTACGCCTTTGGCTCCTATCTTGCCTGTCTTTTCATCTCTTACGAATGTACTTAGTTCTTTTATTGTTCTTTGGTCTTTGACTTTCAGTTCACCATCTCTTAGGGCTGCTTTTAAATTGGATATTAACTGGCCTTTATTGTTGCCTGTTCTGTATCCAATGATTTTAGTTTTCTTTTTAGTGTATTCGTTGTACTCAAACCTTTTATATAGATATGGGTATCTTAATGATGTAGAGTATGTTCCAGCTAGGTTTGTTATTACTGCACTACCTGTATTGTTACTTTCTATAATTACTCTTGCTTTGTTGTAATAGTAACCTGCTTTATATACTTCTGCTGCATAGTTATCTTCGTCTATTTGGTTGGACCAGAAGTTAGCTACTACTACTCCTGTATCACAGTCTACTACTTGGGAACATGATGCATCTTTTCCTTTGCCTTCGGCTGTATCCACCCCTATAGCATAGGTATGTAGTTCTTTAGGTTGTTCCCAGATTCTCCAGCCATGGAAATCTTCATCATCGCCTTTAAATACTCTGGATTCAAATTTTATCTTTAATTTAGGCATGGGCTGTTCTCAAGTCTCCTTTAAATGCTGGATCTGTACTGTTCATCCATAGGTTTCTTACTAGCTCTGCTGAGAATATTGATGATGCTCCTGATAAGAAGCATGTTACTGGATCTTCTGGGTATTTCTTTAAGAACTCTGCTTCTGAGTCTCCGGCTTCTGATATCTTTAATCTTCTAAATAGTATGTGATCTTCATCTAGGTCATTGATCTTCATTAAGTCATCTTCTTTATCTGTAAGTACAAATGTTTTAGGTCTTCTCATACAAGAAATATCTTCTTCTTCTGGATAGATCCACCACCAAGGAAAGAAGTGTCCTGTGAACATAGCTTTATCTGGGTTCTTTAGGAATGAGTCCCAATACTTAAAAAAGAGTCCTGATGCTCCGTCTGGAGTGGACTCTAATACGATGTGGCCTGATAGGGGGACTGATTCTATTGATTCTTGGATTCTCTTTTCTTGGACAAATGCTGCTTCTGCTATATGTAGGAAATCTAAGGTAAGTCCTTTAGTTTCAGTACATACCATTAGAAGAGAACCTGTTTCTGCTATTAGTAATTCAAAGGCATTATCAATAGAGTTATGTACTGGGTAGAACTCACCCCAATCTTTTTGGAATTGGTTGAAAGCGTTTTTAGTTATTCTGAAGTACTTTTTAACGTTGGGTAGAACTTCTGCCATGATTGCAGCGTTCATGCCTAGTCCAAATAAGCATAAATCTAATGCCATTACACAAGATAGTGTCGTAGTACCACCTTGTCTCATTTTTAGGATTGAGTCTCTATGGGTTCTATGGTCGTAATAATAGTCTTGCATTTTGTTCATTCTAAATGATACATATCTTGATCTTTGCCCAGGGATTGCCCTTTTAGGTCTTACTTTATAGAGGTTATTTATACGTTCTTTAGCACCTAATTTTATCATGCCTTTTTCAAAGAAGTCTCTTAAAACTAGAACTGGCTCCTTTTTGGAAGCCATTTCATTTAGTTCTTTTAAGAATTTCTCGAATTTAGGTGTGTAAGACAATATTATCCCCTTATATACATTATATCATACTATCGGGTATATCTTCAATACTTTCTTCATTTATTTCATATATTTGGTAAGAATGTCCATCTTCTGTTAGATAGTCCATATTTAAGACTTCTTGGGCAATGAACTCATTAGATATGTAGTTATGGTCATAACGTCTATTTATGGCGTTTATATAGTCTTGGATAGTGATAGGATTATCCTTTCCATTTAGGGACAGATAAATAGTTATTAGTTGTTCCATTTCGTTTTCTCTCTGATTCGGTTAAAAACTCTGCTAGTTTAAGTATGTATTTACGTGCTTCTGCTCTTACTCGGGGGTCCTCATCCATTAGGTCTAATTCTGCTGTTTGCATGGCTAGTTTCATTAATCCAGTATCTTTCATTGTGTCTAGCATGCCATCTTTTAATTCTTTTATTTTAGAATCTACTAAATCTTGGATTAGGGGTTTGGCCATGTTTTGAGTACCTATATTTCCAGCGTCTATTTTATTCTTAGCGTCATAAGATACCATAGCTGCTTTAGTAGCATTTCCACCATTTGCTACGTACTCATCTACGAATTTGGATTGTTTTAAGGTGGGTTTTCTTTTCTTGGTCATATCTATATTATATCACATATAAGGGGTATTATCAACATTATTATAGTGGTGCTACAGAATTGTAAAAATAGAAAATAGAAAAATAGAAAAATATTTAACGGGTATCTGTGTGTATGTGCTAGGGGAGGTAGTATACACACTGTTACACTACACAGAGTGGCCTTGTGGGTAAGGGGGGGTGGTTAGTATCTATTAGCATGTAATATACTTACTATTAGAGGTATATGCTATTAATACTATATGGTATTATTATAGTATTGTTATATGATATACTGTATTATTACCGTAGGTGTATATAGTATGTAATGTTATAATATATACATATGCATATATATACATATATACGCAGAGGTTTTGGGCAATGCAGACCCCACCCCGCTAATAATGCGCTGTAGCATACACCTACGGCAATAAAGGCAATAATAGGTAACATATAGACGTATAGAAGTGTATAGAATGGGTATTTATCCGATAATTTGTATAATATTCCTTCTAATCTCTTATATAGGGAATGTACCTAATATGCAATAGTAATTGTTAGTGTTTACCTTATATAATCTTTACCGACGGAGTATCCTATGTTCTATTAATTCTATTAAGTAGGCTAGTAACACCAATACAATTACCTTTCTAAGCCCTCTGAAGGGGTCAAGGTTCTACGCAATAGTGTTATCAATAGCTATGCTAGGGTTTTTAATAATAATGGCTTAAATAGGTCTTGTAGGACGTAATTGACTATAACAGGTGCTAACCTATAACAATTAATAGGCTAGCATTGATAAACTATAATTACTTAACTTCAATTAATGAATAGTATCATCCTTTTGAACATACCTTATCTCAATACCTGCACTTGTAGCCGAATAGGTGCTAAGTATTTTATATTTGGCCTTTAAAGCATTGGTAAAGGTATCAATGCCTTGCTCTACTACCGTTTCAATAGTTTCGTCCAATATATCATCCACTAATACTAGTTGATACATAGTTACCTCATTGGGTTATTTATTAAGTTTGTCTTTAACTAATTGCTGTAATATTATCAACCTTTTCCTAATAGCCTCATAAGATAATCCATGCTTATCACCAATGGCGCGATAAGATAAATCATTCATATTCCTATCAATATATATCTCATAATCTACACTATCGCCTAATATGATTTTAATTTTATCAAGTAACAATTGAACTGTAATATTACTATCTGAATTGTTATGGTGCAAATTGTCTACAAAATCGGCACACCTACTATCACACAATTTATGCTTATAGCTTGGAATACGTACTAGAGAGCCTGTATTCTCAATCGCTCTGATGATAGATTGTTTTATCCATTGGTACGCATAGGTGCTAAACTTACACTTATTGTTCTCAATATACTTGCTATTAGCTGTTAGTAGCCCTATGTAGCCCTCTTGACACAAATCCTCGAAGTCTAATCCATTATTAATATACCTTTTAGCTACATACTTGACCAATCCCGTATGCTTTTCTATTAGTTTGGCATTATCCATGTTACACCCCTTCGGTAATTATTCAAGATTATCCATCTGTTCAATATCTCTATAACCCGTCCTACAATATAAAACCTCATCCAATGTATCTAGACTACATCCTTTCGCATTAGTGATTAACTTTAATTCCTCTTCGGTAGCAATGCCACGTTCGATAAGTATATCCCACATATCGCTTATAGTTTCGTCAATGGTCATAATATTACCTCATTAGTTACTTATCATTGCTTTCTTAAAAATATGAATTTATTGCCGTATGCCGTACATTCATTGATAGGGGTTTCCCATAGTCCAAAACTGCCCCATTTACTAATAACCCTAGTATTTAGCAGGTTCTTATTATCGGTGCTAGATACTAAAGCATAGTGTAGCAGTATGCTATGGTCAAGAACACATACTAAATCACCTTTTTTTATATCGTTAAGTGTGATTTTATTATAACCCTCTTCCAATAGTTCTTGTATACTATAATCGCTCCATATCCATTCAATAAGGCAGTCATGTACTGCATAGCTTTCACAATTATATTCCGCATTACTATCTTCATGTAATATATTGCTTATAGTGCTTTTTGGAGTGTACCTGTTTTCATCATTGTTTATGTATGATGGAGTTTCAATAGTATATGTATAAGTCATAATATTACCTCATTAGTTGTCTAAGTCGTATATATACGGCCGTTTACCTTCAATATCCACTTCACTATATGAGGCGATATAGTAATTATCACTCTCAAGTAGTCTATCTAAATCCATATAGGTTTTATCAGTAGGCAATAACTTGCCGTTCACTTGTAATAATAAATAATCTTTACAGCTTTGCTCCGAAAAGCCTATAAACTCAATTATTGTATTGTTTTCGTCCCAATCGTCATAATACTTTAAAATATAAATATCCTGCATGGTGTACACCTCCAGTCAATTAGTTATCTAAATTTACTATCAATATCTCTGTATCTGGTAATTCAGGATGGTAGTCCTCACTATTCCATTCAACACTTTCCACCCCTTTATCTTTTAGGTACTTCTCTATAGCCTTGTCGCCGTCTAGTTCTTTACTTTCTGCAATATCGTTCAGTTCTCTTATTTTGTCTAATCCATGCATATTATACCCCTTCGGTTAATTATTTAATAAAATGTACATCTGTATCAACTACCTCAAAATATATACAATCCTCTTTCCATCTTTTATTTAATGCTATTATGTAGGCCTTTAACACTTCAACCTTATCTGTCAATACCTCATACTTATAAGACAAGTCATATTCAACCTTTCCAGTTTCTGGATTAAACCATCCACCTTTTATTTCATACTTTGTAAAACCACCGAACTTCTCACACAAAGTATCATGGAATAGCAGTTTATCACACAATACTAATTTACACAATGGAACTATAAAGACTACCTTTTTCATAACTACACCTCGCTTTCTAGTTTATTTAATCTCTTTAATAGCAATAGTTGATAAGTATCACCAAATTTTAAGTCTTTTAACTGGCACTTTATACCTTCGGCAGTATTGTCAAACTTGTTAAAATCTACATATGAATAAACATCAATATCATCCATTACATTATAATACAAGTCTACTTGCTCCAAATCACCTAGTATAAAACCTAACACACTGCCTAACATATGCTTATTGTCGCTAAAATCCGTAAACTCTTTTGTAGTTGCTATCCAATCCCTATTATCATTACTATAATATGAACTAAAGCCGTCATACGAGGTATACCTATTTTTAATATATTCTTTAAATTTTGCCTCATTATCTCTTATATATACTTGAATAGCCTGTATTGCATTATCTGTTAAAGCTATCTTACAGTTAATAATATCAGTTTCAAAGTTATAGGCGTTCGGACTATATAAGCTATCAAATTCAATCCTAATATCTTCAAACTGCAAGCCTAAATCTAATATAGTATGTGCCTTAATTACCTTACATAACCTTTTAGACACGTCTTTTTGATACTCTTTATAATCTATGTAGTCAAGTATCTCATCACCATACTCGTCACGTAATTGACTATCGTCAAAATCCCAAATAGTTTCATAAAACCCACTGAATTTAGGCAAGTATGTATCATATGTAGCCATAAGACCCCTTTTGTTAGTTATAAATTACATTCTATCATTAAAAACTATTAAACTAGTGTATTTTGCGCCTTCGTTATAAAACATCTCCAACTCTTCAACTAAAGCTTGTAAAGTTTCGTTCACTGTAAAGCCGTCTTTTAGAATAAAACCTGACTGTAAAAATCCAGTGTTGCAGTAACCACCAAACACTAATGCTCTTTCAGTTTCTAATATATCAAAGTATACAAAACCATCATTAGTTTCTAATTCAATACCACTTAAATTTTCACCAACTCTTTTTGCATCTTTTAAGTTTTGTGCCGTCCATTCCATGTTAATACCTCTTTGGTTATTTAATATTATCTATCTTCTCCACTAATGTTACATCATCATCATCATTAGTTAACAAGTCTTTATTTTGACACATTAAAATATCTTGAAAGAAAGATGTGAAGTCTTCATTAGTTTCATCAAAGTATATATGGCCTTCTGGCATCATGTTATAATCACTTACTTTACTTGCTACGATTATTTTATATGCTAGTTTCATACTTCTATTACCCTGCATGTACCATGCCAATAAAAACTCCAATGATATTAGTATGAGAATATATTCCCGTGTCATAATATTGACAAGGTATTGCACAATAAGCCTATAACTTAAGGTGTATCTATATGATATTGTTATACAAGTAATTAATGACCCACTATAGGGTGTATTTATACCTTTAAGGTAGTATTACACCCCTTTAAAATATAATGACATAATTATTATAATATGGTATATTAATTGCAACTACACAAACTATACCAATATGGCTAGAATTATTATTTATTATTAAAAATATAGGACTTTATTTAATTTGTGTCGAATAATGAGGTTTGCAATATTTTCATACTTTTAGCTATGGTCCGAGAAACTTCGATTAGGGCTTGGGTATTACAACATAAGGAAACTATATGGAACGAATAGAAAGCTGTGTAATATGTGGTGAACCGTTATCAGTAGATAGAGTTATGAATGGTATTTCTATATGTGATGAATGTGAGGAGTTATCAACTACCGAAGGAGAATGTTATGATAAAGAGGATTAGTATATTACTTTTATTGCTATTTATAGCTTCATGTGGTAGAACCTCCGGCAAGTTTGATCAAAATGATACAACACCATTAACGTGTCAAGAAATGTATAGTCAAGAGTTTTGTGATAGTATTAGAGGAGAGGATGGTGAGTCTATTACTGGTGCCGAAGGATTATCAGGAGAGAATGGTATTAATGGAATAGATGGTGAGGATGCAGAGCCTTGCACAGTAGTTGGTGTATTAGATGAGGACACAGGAGACACAGGAGCCTTAATAACGTGCCCAACTAGCCAAGCTATAGTATGGGATGGGGTAGAGGGAGAAGATGGATCAGATGCCATCCTGGAGGTTATAGACCCCTGCGGTAAAGAAACTACTTATGATGAAGTATTGTTTAGACTATCTGATGGTAATATATATGCTGTATATGCACACATTAAAGGTAATAAATATGAAATAATGTTGACACAGCTTATTAATTCATGGTATATAACAACTGATGGCACAGATTGTAATTTTAACCTATTCAATGGTGAGGTAACCTGGTGAGAAATAAGATTATAAAAGTATGGAAAGATGAGGATAACAGAAGATGGTACTTACCTGACTGTGATGACTTTCCTTATATATCCTCTTCAACATTGGTAGGCATAGCCAAGACTTATAGGTATAGAGGTTTTAAGAAAGATGATAAATCAGCTAAGAGATTACAGAAAGCTGGTCAAATAGGTACTAATATACATGCTGTATTTGAACAATATAATAGGAAACAACTAGGAGAAGACTTCTATGTAGATCCTAAGATATGTACTAGATATAATCAAATACTACTCAATTATATTAAGAAAGTAGAATTAATATCTCTTAATGAAGGAGAGGTTAAAGTAGTAGAGGTAGAACGTGGTGTTATTAACTCCTTATACAAGTATGCTGGTAGATTTGATGTATTAGTTACCGTAGGAGGAGAATATGAGATATGGGATTATAAAACAAGTAGACAAGTAAAAGAAGAGGACGGCTGGCAGTTAGCTAGTTATATGCTTGCATTGCTCCTAGAGGGGATTAAAGTAAAAAGAGTACGTATCATACACATAGATAAAATATCCTATAAGATAACAGATTTAAAATATCGACATCATGGATATATGATACGTAAGTTTCTAGGACTAATGGACACATTTAAAGGAATGTACTTTAATGACCTATTAAGAGGCCGTATTAATGATATAGATGAACTAGGTAAGAAATATAAATGGCCTTTAGACGAATTACTTAAGTGTTATGTAATAGACTATAATAAACAAGAGGAGAACATTATGGAACTACAAGAAGTAACAGGACTAGGAGACAAGAAAACATTTGTCAAAGATCCTAACAGAGTAGATTTTAGTGATGGAGAAGTAATTGGCACCCTATTAGGTGCTGTGCCTAGCCGATGGGTACACAAAGCCGGCAAGAAAGTATTTGCATGTACCGGTAAGGATAAGTGTGAGAGATGTAAGTTAGGTATGAAGAAAGCAGTACAGTTTAAAGCCAATTTCTTAACACTAGATGCTACAGATAAACCAGTTATTAAATACATAGTATCTGAATCAATTAGACTGTTCTTTGCTTTAAATGGAGCTATGAAAGAAATAGCCGCTAATGATGGTGATACTAGAACAGCAGTAATAAGGATAGAAAGATCAGGTACAGGATATGATACACAGTACAAAGTAGAAAGTATTGCACCTAAGTGTAAAGCATTACAGAACATAGCTGAAACTATTAAAGATATGGAACCACATGAATTAACATTTGATCCACTTGAAGATGATGGAGATCAAGGTGATACCCCTGATAGAACAGATATTGTAGAGTAATAACTAGAGGACAATACTATGTTTAAGAAGACACAACATAAACCGTATTTAATTATTCCAGATACACATGCACCTTATCATCATAAGGACACCATCAAGTTCCTTAAGGCAGTATATAAGAGGTTTAATTGTCAAGATAAGGTGATACATATAGGAGATATATTTGACTTTCATGCCATTAGTAAGTATACAGTAGAACCAGATGCACCTACGGCAAAGGATGAGTACCAAAAGGCATTAAAGTTCAGTAAGGAGCTATGTAAAGCATTTCCTAAAGGAGTATTAATAATAGGTAACCATGATACCAGAGCTACATCTACATTAAAAGCAATGGGAATACCTATGGAGTTTATGAAGTCATCTAAGGAACTATTCGGATTAACTAAAGGATGGAAAGTAGAACCACTATGCCATGTAATTAAAGAACTAGATGTATTATGTGAACATGGTAACAATAGTACCGGCCCTAATGGAGCATTAAACACAGCTATATTTAAACGTACTAGCTTTGTTCAGGGCCATTGCCATAGTGAAGCAGGATGTAAGTACAGTGCTAACCACGATAGCTTAATATTTGGTATGAATGTAGGCTGTTTAGTGGATAATACATCTCTAGCTATGAGATATGGCAAATACTTAAAGAAAAAAGGTGTATTAGGATGTGGTCTAGTATACTCAAATAGTCATGCAGAGTTTATACCAATGGAGATATGAGGAGGAAGATATGATTGGTAAAAGAAATTGCCCTAAATGTGGTAGAGCTATGGAAGTATTATTTACTAGCTACTACTGCCCTTACTGTGCAAAGATGGAAGAAAGAGATAAACTCAATAGAGAACTAAACGAATGGGATTGCCCAGAAGAAGGACAAGATGGTATATCAGTAATAAGTTATGGTACTAAAACAGAGTATGATCCTACTTATGGGAATACCTCAAGTGGGGCTAAAGCACCTTCTCCTTCTGGAGTACCACAATGCTCATTTAGAGAGCTTATTATAGGAGATACTGTAACGATAAAGAATGATCTAATTGTAGGTAGTGACTATGATGATGCACCCTTTATGGATGAAATGAAAGCATTAGCAGGAACGACTACAGTGATTAGGAGTAAAAAGTATAATTCATTTATTTCTAGTACCTTATATAGATTAGATGCAGATCAAAGGAAATGGAATTGGACTCAAGAAATGTTTGAATAAACTAGGAAAGGTATAATGAAAAAGAAACGTATTAAAGATCCTGAGTTTAAAGTGTATATAGAGGGACTACCCTGTTATATATGTGGCCATAAAGCTGATGGGTATAGGAGTATATATAGTGAGTATACTGATACGTTTAAGAAGAAACCTTGTAAGAATACTGCACATCATTGTGATGTAGATAGGACTAGAGCTAAGAACGATCATAGAGTATTACCTTTATGTGGTCACTATGTAATAAGTGGTAAAGGTACTTGTAATTGTCATAATATTGTTCATTCCGAAGGAGTGTACAAAACTAAAGAATCACTAGAGAAGCTTAGTAAAGATGCTGATAAGTATTATGAAGAGTATCTTAAACTAAAGGAGAATTAGATGAAAGCCTATTTAGCAGGTGGTATTGATAGAAGAGATGATAGAGGCATGACCTGGAGAAGACTAATTACTCCAATGCTATCTGATATAGGCATAGAAGTCTATAATCCATGTATAGAAGAGAATGATATATTTGAGAAACATAATGTAGCACCTAGTGAATTAGAAACTACTAAGAAGTATAACTTTGAAATAACTAAAGAATTAGGACATGATATCTGTGAAAGAGATATATCAGCAATCAAGAAATGTGATATGATGATAGTATATTATGACCGTTCAGTAAATCTCTCCTCCGGTACAGTATCGGAGATGACTTTAGCTAAACATATATTCAAAATGCCAATATATTGTATTAAGAAGGTATCTAAAAAAGATATACCATTATGGACTTGTGGTACACTATACTCTAATGTACCAGAATTTAAAAACTTAGAAGAGTGTGTAAGCTATATTAGAAAGGAACATAAGAATGGGATATAAGCCTAAGTTTAAAATAGGTGATAAAGTAAGATACATAGGAAATGAAAGAAAAGTACCAGGACCTTGTACAATAGATAGAATAGTAAAAACGTTCCAGAATTATCATGTAATAGACGCTAAAGGAATAGGTAGAGTATTCACAGAGAATGATTTAAAACTAGTAAAGGAGAAGTAAATATGCTTACCATAGGAGAAATAGTAAACTATAAAGGTGTAGCCTATAGCACTGTTGCTAATCCTTGTGTAGTATTGAAGGTAGACCCTGGTTCAGCATACCCCTTTATTGTCCAAGATAGTAATAATAACACCTGGTGCTTTGAGGAAAAGGACCTAGAAGCAGTACCTAATGATGAAGAGAAGGACTGTGACTGTATAAGCTGTAAAGGTGATGGATGTACTAAGTGTAGTGTTAATAGTTTAGATAATTATGAGCTAAGGGTAGATCAAGCATTACCGGAGGATTATACAGGAATTGCATTACAAAAGTATACAAAAAAGAAGAATGATGCACTTGATAGAATGTGCAAAGAAAATAAGGAGCCTGATCCTGTGGTGATTAAAGAAATGACAGATAGAATACTACAAGACTTCGGAGATCCTTCGGCAGAAGAAATAGAAACTAACTCTAAAGGCGGTAAGAATAGTAAGATAGGAGTAAGATATGACCTAATACCTCCATTAGCTATTAAAGAGTTAGCTAAAGTATTAGAACAAGGATCTAAGAAGTATGACGAATGGAACTGGTTGAACGTAGATGTAAATCAACACATTAATCATGCTTTAAACCATATATTTGAATCACTAGTAAACAAATCTGAGAATAATACTAGTGAAACTATAGAACAAAATAGAATAGAAGAACTATCACATGCTTTCTGTAGATTAGGGATGGCATTAGAACTACTACTAAGAAGGAGACTTAAATGACTAGTACACTAATACTAATACTAATGTTTATAGGAGTAGTATTCATATTACGTAATGCTCCTAGTAGTGATGATAGTGATTATGATAACTTTTAACCGAAGGAGTAAGGTATGCCAATATTTGAAACTAAAGATGATCTAGTATCATTCTTTAAGGTACTAACGGATAACCTGGATAAGAACTTAGGTGAATCAGGATTTGAACTAAGTTTAAACATATCTGCCATCAATATGAACAATACTGATGCTATAATGGATGCATTTAAAACCTGTCAGAAAGCAGGAGAGAAGAAGATAGTAGGAGTAAAAGGCAATATACCTAACCCTTTGGCAAAGAAAGGGTAGGCCTATGTATAGGTAGAGAGAGATCGTTGAACCTTGACCCCTTAGAGAGTGTTAGAAGGGTATTATAGGAGGTGTTTTGAGTAAGATACCAAAGGTATTAGATGTAGAGACTACCGGACTTAACTGGACTAAATGCGGTATTATAGGCTGGGGATCTTACAGCAAACAAGATAAAGATATCAGCTTTACTAAAGATATTGAATCAGAAGAGAAGTATGAGTATATCTACCATAATGGCTCATTTGATGTTAAAGTAGCACATAAGAATGGAATAGAGTTACCATTTGATCATGATACTATACTAATGGCTAGTTTATTACAGTATAGGAATAGTGTTAAAGAGTATTACTATAATAGTTATGATGAAGAGACTAAACTTAAAGAGAGTCTATCCTTAGATGCGTTAGCTAAGAAAGACCTAGATATTCAAAATACCTGGAAAATAGACTGGAATAAAGATACTCCTACTTATGATGAGATTAAAGAACATTGTCTAATGGATTGTAGAGTAACTTACCACCTGTTTGAAATATATAAGGAAAGACTTATTAATAATGGACTGTGGGAGTACTACGTTAAACTAATGATGCCCTTTGCTAGGATGTTAGTAGATGTAGAGTGTGCAGGTATTAGATTAGATTTAGCGAAGCTAACCAAACTTAAAGCAGATTATGGAGAACGATTAAAAGTATGGGAAGTTGTATTCCGTAAAACTCATAAAGAAGTACTGGATATAGTAAGTAGACATTTGATCCGAGATAAAATAGCTAAAGTAAAACCTGGTAAGAAACCTGAAACTAAACAAAATAGAATAGATAAGATAGTTAAGGATGGCATTGAATTTAACCCAAGATCTAATGTACATATGAATAAGTTATTAGAACTTAAAGGATTAGAGATAAAGGATAAGAATGGTAAAAGAACTAGCTCCTCTAAGTTATTATATAGGTATAGACATGATCCAGTAATAGGGTCTATATTAGAATACAAGAAGATTAAAAAGATCCATAGAGACTTCTTATGTAAATGGGACGATTTAAGGATAGATGATGTATTATATACTAACTTTAGATTATGGGCTACTAGAACAGGTAGACTAAGTAGTGCAGAGCCTAACTTACAGCAAGTACCTAAAGATAAAGAGATTAGAGAGTTGTTTATACCTAGAGAAGGTAAGGTGTTTACTGTAGTTGATGCTAAACAAATGGAAGCAAGGCTAGCTGCATACTTCAGTAAAGAGCCTAATCTTATTAAAGCATTTAAGGATGGTACAGATGTATATGGACAAATAGCAATAGATCTTATGGGACTAGATTGTCTACCCAATGATGTAAAACTTAAATATCCTAAGGAGAGACAAGTAGGTAAACAGTTATTCTTAGCTAGTTTATATGGACAGGGATCTAAGAGTTTACATTTTATATTAAGTAGAGAACATGAGATAGATATTACATTAAGTGAGTGTAGGTCTTATAAGAGATTATTTAATAAGACATACCATAAACTTATCTCCTTCGGTGAAAAACTTAAAGAAGAGGTAATGGATAAAGGTTATATTACTAATTGGTTTGGACGTAAAGTATTTATACCGAAGGATAAGGCGTATAGAGCTATTAATTATTATATTCAAGGGTCTAGTAGTGAATTACTATCATTCGTTCAACTGAACATAGTTAAACATCTCCCAGAGGGTGCTAGGATACTTCTATTAGTACATGACGAAGTAGTATATGAACATAAACCAGAAGATACTGATAAGATAGTTGACATCGTTAAGAAATATATGATAGAACTAGTTAACAGCAAGTATGACATGTTTATGGATATGGACATCTCAACTGGCAAAGATTGGAGTGTAAAATGAATAATAAAGAATACGCAAAGGCATTAAGATTAATGGCAAAGATATATAAATATAATCCAGAGCTTCCTCAGATTAATGAACTTAAGCTATATCCATCAGGAATAGAGCAGGTTAGATTATGTATTAAATCATTAGATAATATTAAAAAGAACTATGATTCCCATTTTATACGTATTACAGGTACTATAGGTGGAATACGTATAGAAGCAGTAGATTGGAGAGAGGTAGTATGTACTAAAAGAGTAGTAGGTACTAGACTAGTTAAAAGAGAAATACCTATAGAAACTAAAATAGTAGAAGTAGAAGAAGAAATAGTAGAGTGGGATTGTAATCCAATACTGGGAGACTCAAAATGATAGTAATGAATTTTACATTAGAACATGAGAATAATCTTTATGAAATAGAATGTGATGTAACATTGAGTAGAGAGTTATATGGAGCAGATTATGATGGTAATAGAGGAGCTATGTTAGATATGTATGAGTTAGAGAATTGTTATATAAGTAACTCAGCAGATGGAGAGACAGCTAATGAATTATTTGAATTACTAGAAGACCCTATAAATGATTATATAAGTAGTAACATAGACTAAAGAGGATATGATGACTGAACCTAAAAAGAAAGAGTTTAAGGATATTAATAAGGCTTATGGAGAGGATACTATTAAGTACCTTACAGATGATTATGTTACTCCTGATGAGGTAATTCCTACTGGTGTTCTTTCTCTTGATCTTGCCGTAGGAAATGGAGGGTTAGCTACTGGTACTATAATGGAAGTATATGGCCCTGAATCAGCAGGTAAGACTACTATAGCCATGTTCATTATGAGAGAAGCACAAAGGTTAGGACATAAAGTAGCATTTGTGGATATGGAACATGCATTTGATACAGGACTAGCTAAGAACTATGGACTAGACCTTTCTCAAGTGGCTTTCTCCCAACCTGAATGTGGAGAACAGGCTTTAGGAATAGTAGAGATGTTAGTAGAAGAAGGGAATCATAAAGTTATAGTGGTAGATAGTGTAGATGCATTAGTACCTAGATCTGTTCTAGAGGGAGACTTTGGTGACAGTAATATGGGTAGGCAGGCTAAGATGATGAGTCAAGCATTAAGGAAACTTACTCCTGCGGTATCTAAACAAGGAGTATTACTAATATTCATTAATCAAATCAGAATGAAAATAGGCATAGTATATGGCAATCCAGAAACTACTAGTGGAGGTAATGCTCTTAAATTCTACGCTAAGTATAGATTAGAAGTACGTAGGAGAGAAGTACTTAAAGACGGTACATTAGTAATAGGTGCTAAAACTAGAGTAAAGGTAGCTAAGAACAAGAAAGCACCACCTTTTAGAGAATGTATATTTACATTAATATATGGTAAGGGTACCGATACAGATCAAGAACTAGCTGATGTATCCTTAGAGCTAGGTATAGTAGATCGTAAAGGGGCCTGGATGTTCATAGATGGAGAACAGATAGGACAAGGCTCTAAGAGCATAGTAGAGAAGATTAAGTCAGACCCAGAGTTTAAAACCATGCTTACAGATCTAGTAGCAAATAGTACTAAAGCTGAAACGAAGGAGTAATATGAAAGATATAACTGTTAGAGTAACACCTTGTACATATAGAGGCATCTATAATAACTGTACTGAGATACGTGTTGAAGTAAATACTAGGGGAGAAAAATATTCATATATTATGATGCTTGATAATGATGTATTTTCAAGTATTTGGGAACAATCCTTCGACCATATTAAAGAAATAGTGAAAAATGAAATACAAGATAAGGAGTAGTATGACTGCATTACTTACACTATGGGCTAAGAAGATATTTATTAATAAGTATACATTAATGTTCTTAATTCTTGTGCTATGCAGTATGGCATCTTATTATAAGGGTAGACAAGATATGAAGAATAAGTACGCCAGATCTCAACTTAAAGAGGTGATAGAATATGTGGATGAAAAGAATAAAGTTACTGATTATTATGATAGCAATAAGTTTGATGATGAATGGGTGCTGTCGGGAATCATTAGTAAAAATTCCAAAGGATGCATATCCTCAGATGGAATGTGTGACAATAAACGATAATTGTGTATGTGGAGAAGAGCTTAGGAAAGTAATTAATAACATGCTTAAACTACAAAAACACATTGACAATTTAAGTATATCACCAGGCTTTAAAAAGGAGAAATGACATGAAACGAATAAAACAACCAATAAATTTTAAAGAATTGGATCCTGCTACGCTAAGAGGTAAGGATTTACTTAAAGCATTAGATATAGTAATTAAAGATATTTATAAGATATTAAATGAACTAAAGGATAACACTAATGAAACCAGATAGATCATATACATATGTAGAACACACTAATCCAGAAAACTATGACTCTGATGATATAATCTATGCTAATGGAGGTAGAGGATATAGGAGTAGAAAAGATGGTAAAATTAAGCTAATCAGATGCCCTGCTTGTAAAAGAGAGAACTGGGCTATGGCTGTAACTTCAGGTGAATGTGCCTGGTGTGGCTACAAAGAGGAGGAATAATACTTACTTATAAAGTAGAGGACATACTAGCTAACATATCCGTCCAAGTAGGAGGATATGGAGAGACTCTTAGTAAGAAAGGTATAAGTCTTACAGATCTAGTAGACTTAACAGAGTTCTTAGTAAATGAAGTATCTAAACTTAAAAGCATTATAATAGAAATACCAGAGACTTATAACTCATAAGGAGAGGCATGATGCCTAGATCAAAGAAAAAACAAAAATCTATTAGTGATAAGTATACTCTAGTAATAGTTGAATGGATAGATATAGCAAGTGATGCTTCATGGGTTAGTGAGAAAGATGCTCAAAAGATGGAATGTGTTACATGTATTGAGGTAGGATGGATGATACATGAGGATAAGAAGCAGATAGTATTATCATCACAGTTCAATGACAGTGACTGTGGAAATAGGACTGTAATTCCTAGAGGGGTAATTTTAGATATAAAGAGGATTAACAATGAATAAGTTCCATGCATTATACATATACACTATTATTAAGTTCTTATTAGATTTCTTATTTATTGTACTATGCAAATGGGATGTATTCGCTGGATTTATAATTAAACTACTAAAGAGGACAATATGAGCAAATATAGTATATACCAAGAACAAGAGATAATTCAGACAATAGATCTAGTACTGGATAAGGTATATGATATAGATATACCTGGATTTACAGTTATTATGATAAGAGAGATCAGAGAAGAAGTATTAGGTGAATTAAAGATAGATCCACTTAAAAAGGAGGTCGTATATGCGTAACCATGAAGATGGGCATACATTAGTAAATAATGTTAATGGTATTAAGATCAGGGTATTTAAAGATTGTATGGTACTAGGAGCATTGGATAGGCAGGGTATGTTAGCATTATCTTTTTTAAGTAGTTCTATGGATTATACAAGTAACTCAAATATTACAGTACATTCATTAGATGATGAATCAGTACATACAGTAGAGATATATTATAATAAAGAACAAGACGATGAACCTGAAGATAAAAGTAATGAAATAGGTTTTGTATTTGAATGATTACCAAAGGAGTACAGTATGATATTAGGACTCGATCTTAGCAGTAGTTGCACTGGTTATGGTATCTTAGATACTGAGGGTAAGGTAGTAGGCTTTGGACAGATTAGACCTCCTGCTAAGTTAGACCATGGTAATAAGTATTTGCACATAATACATGCAGTTAGATCATTACTAATCAGCCATAATATTACTGAGGTAGTACTAGAGAGATACTTTGTAGGAGGATTTAAGACTCAAGGTACATTTATATGTGCAGAACTGAGAGGGGCTGTTTTATGCACATTGGCACAGTACTTTCCAGATGTAGATATTGTAGAGCAAATCTTCCCCTCCACTTTAAAGAAGACTGTTACAGGTAATGGTAGAGCTATTAAGAGAGAAGTATGTGAATGTATACTTGCGAAGCTCAATATTAAATATGATGAATTATTAGGTACTAAGAAAGCTAGATTTAAGATAGATGGTGTAACCTATTATGATGATGTCGCTGATGGACTATCATTGGCTTACTGTCATTATTTAAAAGGAGTATAGCATGTTTAGTTTTATAAGAAATCTTATTAGAAACAGTAAGAATAAACTACCTGATTTTAGAAAGTACTCTAAGATACCTAGATTCAGTAGAGAGTGTATCATTACAGAGAAGATAGATGGTACTAATGCACAGATACTCATTACTGAAGATAATAAGGTATATGCAGGTAGTAGAAAGAGATGGATAACCCCTGGCAAACAAACAGATAATTATGGATTTGCACAATGGGTGAAAACTTATGAAAAAGAATTATTAAAGCTAGGCCCTGGTAGACACTTTGGAGAGTGGTTCGGTAAGGGTATTAATAGGAATTATAGGTTACAGGATAAATACTTTGTACTATTCAATGTACACTTTTGGAACAGTTTAGAAGATAAACCTAATTGTGTAGGTGTAGTACCTGTTATAATAGAGGGTATTATGTCTAGTGAGCTTATAGAGACAGCTATTGATAAACTGGAGTGTAAAGGTAGTTATTTAGTACCTGGGTTTATGAACCCTGAAGGTATTGTTATTCACCACTGTGCAAGTAACAGACTGTTTAAGAAGACTATTGTAGGAGATGATTCACCTAAAAAGAAAGGAGTATAGTGCCTAACTATAATGACTATAAATTAGAAGACTTCCCTATAGGGTATGTAAGATGTACTGAATGTGATGGACCTGCCTTATGGTTATATGAAGATACTGCAAGTGCTAATCTACTAATAGATGAAGATAATACAGTAGTAAGTCTTAGAGTAGGTAATATACTATTAGACTACCCTATAGATGATACAGATACATATTATTGTGATAGTTGTGGTTGTTCATTAGGTAGTAGTATCATATCTAGTGAGTTTATTTATTTCTTACCGAAGGATCAAAGTATTTATGTACAATAACAGAATAATCAATATATCCATTAGACTGATATACATATGGGAAGTGCTTAAGATGCTTGTCAGAATAGTCCTAATTCGCATGAGGTTCCATTCTGAGACATTATTATACACTACCCTACCCTCAGCCATGTGTAAGATTAAAAGATACTTCGAAAGAAGATTCTAATTAAACAGAGTCATTAACTAAAGTTAATGAACTATAGTTTATCAAGGAGACTAACATGAGTGATAATGATATCTTAAAGAAAGACTTAATAGAAATATTACTCCGAGAACAGGCCGAAGATATAATTGATATGATTAAGACAAGGATGCAGAATAGACCAATTAGAAATATATGTGATAAAGAGTGGCAAGGGATAATGATGGCAAGGGATAATGAAGCAATACTTATAATACGAGCAATCAAAGATAGTAGTGGCGTGCACGAGTCGGATGGCGTGAACTGGTCGTATGGCGTGCACGAGTCGTATGGCGTGAACTGGTCGCATGGCGTGAACTTGTCGGATGGCGTAAACCAGTCGTATGGCGTGAACTGGTCGCATGGCGTGAACGAGTCGT